CATTGTACTTTCCCTGCGGTTGGCATTTCTGATAGCTGCTTCACCGATCAAGCGTGCATCCGCTTCGCTGTCTGCCTTCTGGTTTGTTTTATACAGTCTTTCTTCTGTTCCTACCAGAACATCTACCATTTTCTTTGTTTTTGGGTTTTTATAGCTCACCCGCGCGCCTGTATAAGTCCCTTGCATAGAACTCCTGTACGACCACTTTGAGCACATCTCCGGTTTTATTTCAGTTACGGGAGTGCGGCCGAAATACTCCCTGTAATCCCAAATCACCAAACGGTTGTAAAAAACTTTAAGTCCCAAACCATATTTTTCGCACAGTGTTTTCAGAAAATCGCTGTCTGTCCTTTTGTCCTGTTCGATTTTCGCGACAGCAATCTCCTGTGCCTCATAGATCAGGTTTAATCCATATTTCCCGGCAATTTCCCCTGCGATCAGCTGTACTGTGGCTGCCTCCCATGTTTTTGTATTTTCCGTTTCTTTGAATCCCGTATTAACCGGGGATGAAACCCCGTTTATATTTCCTATCATGGGCGGAGAAGAAAACCCAAAATCATCCACTATAAAAGATCCGCACTGGATTGTCATTTTTTCGCCCTCATAATTCCAGTCCTCCAAAGTAAGAGCCGGAATCAAAATATCACCTTTTTGCGGGATCCATGCATTCCTCCATTTTAGATCCCGATCTGACAGTTCCAGTGAAATCATATCTGATTCATCCACTGAATCGGTATATGTGATCTGCTCCAAATAAGGAGCCAGTTCGCTGTACGCCTCTGTTCCGTTATAAATTAAACTCACAGATTTTTTTCGT